CTGATCAGACGGGAAAAGCCGTAGCATCGTGCTCATCCTGGTTCAAAGCAGGCATCATTCCTCCAGAGAAACACTGGCCTGGGATCTCGACTTTTCTTGTGAATGAAGGATTGACCGAATACACATTGGATCGGGTGACATCATTATATGACCAACAACGTCGAGCCGAGGGTCTGATCGTCAACTGTCATTTCTGTGGGGACGAATTCTTACGACATACTCAAACCAGGATTTACTGTCATAAACCAAAGTGCAGATCCCTGAAGAACCAGAAAGAGAGAAACAAGATCAAGCCTGCTGAACCAGGGAGATATAAAATGTTCAACCTGGGACCTGGACCAAAAGCTTGCAAGGATCATTTGATCACTCGTGAAGTCATTAATGAATCGGTGAAGGAATATCTGGAAAAAGGGAAATCAATTGAGAATCTTCCAAGTTATGACCCTGGAGTGATGACCAGACTGGAAGATGAAATGATGAGAGCAGGGTTTTAATGAGTGAAAAGCTAACGGTTAAAGAACTGAAATTCGTAGCAGGGATCATTCAAGGTAAGTCTCAAGAACAGGCTTGTATTGATGCAGGATACTCTGCTCAGAGTGCCAGGACACAGGCCAGCAGGATGATGAGTAAAAGCCACATTCAAGGGGAGATAGAAAAGCAGGTTTCGGGGCAGGGATGGACCCCCGAAAAAGTGATCGGAGAACTGCAAAGCTTGTATTACAAGTCTCTCGAGGCTGAATCCTTCTCAGTAGCCAAGGATACCCTGGTGTTGCTTGGAAGACATGTTGGGATACTCAGAGATGAGAGACACACAAAGACCGAGGTCTCCCATTCATTTGAGATGCTACTCGACAAAGCAAAGGACATCACCCCTGAGCCCTTGCAAATAAACGATTCACGCACGATGCCCGTGTACAATTCTCAAGAAAAAGACACACATGTCAATTGACCAGGCAGACGGGGTCGTCTCCCCCTGTTTGCCCAGGCAGGTCAGGTCCCCCCCAGTCTACCTGGCCTGCCGACCACAAAAAGGAAAAAAGAAGGAACGGTAGGGGTCCCTGGATCGGAGCCCAGAGCCAAACCCCCCGGGGCCCCGCGCCACCGCCACCCCATAATTACATACAGTAGTTAGAGGCATTTATGCACACAGACCGAAAATCCCTAAAACAACGTGAACAGCTAGAAGGATACCTAAATGAGCAACTACGAGAGAGACGAACAAAGGAGACAGGAGATGGCTCAGGAAAGACAAGAAGAAAAGGCATGGAATACGACAGGTTCAGCGCAGAAGATGACCCAGTCGCCCCAATATAACCCCACTTTACGCTACGACGATCCAACGGTAAAAAGTCTTAGGGACCCAGTCGAACATCCGGCCCACTATACATTTGGCAAAATAGAGGTTCTCGACGCAATTGAGGACTGGGGGCTGGATTATCACAGGGGTAACATACTAAAATACTTAGTTCGGGCGGGGAAAAAGGGAGATAAACTAATAGAAGACTTACGAAAAGCCCGGTTTTACCTGGACAGGTACATTCGGCTACATCAGGAGCATAAAGATGGAATCGATTATCATTGAACTAGACGACGAGACGTTTATACATTTAGCTTTATTAGCGCATGAAAGGGAGATGACCTTGAATGACTTGATTGTGCAGCTATTCAGAGAACAAGTTGAGAGGAACCCTACAAACACGGTAGATATACAGATGGTAAATGGAGAATGATCTAGTCCAGCTTGTAGCAAAACTGCAAAGGGACCCGGTTTTTTATTTCAACAACTGCCTAAAAATCCAAGAGTTTGGGACGGGGGAGCTAATTCCTTTTGAGCTCAACGAGGTACAGGGGATTCTGCATAAAATGATGCAGAGGCAGATTGACCGGGACGAGCATGTGCGTATGATTGTGCTGAAGGCCCGTAGATTTGGTATATCAACGTATGTACAGGGGCGGTTTTTCCATCATGCAGCCATGAACCGGAATAAGGTGGTACAGATCACGACGCATAGTAAGGCGGCTACTGATGTCATGTTTAATATGGCCCGGACTATGGAGCAGAATCTGCCGAAGGAGATAAAGCCACAGATGAAATATTCGGGTAAGCGGGAGATGCACTGGGGTAGCGATGAAGGTGGTCTTAACTCGCTGTATAGCCTGAGTACGGTAGGGGGTCGGGAAGTGCGGGGTAGTAAGGTGGACTTTCTACACTGTAGTGAGGTGGCAAGCTGGGGACATGGTGGAGAGGAATACTTGCTCGGCCTACTAAACTGCGTGGTTCAAGGCTTTAAAACGGAGGCGATTATTGAGAGCACGGCTCAGGGCACGGGTGGAGTGTTTCATGACATGTTCTGGGATGCTTATTCTGGGGACAGTGGTTGGGAGGCGGTGTTCTTCCCCTGGTATATGTTCAGTCATTATACAAAGGACTTTAAAGACGATGATGAGCGACAGGAGTTTCAGGCTATACTTGGAACGGATGATAGATACGGAGGTGAAGAGGAAGCAAAGCTTCTGGGAGTCTCGTGTGAGTTTGACATTGGTGCGGAAGATCCGCTCAGGTTTGAGGTAACACTAGAAAATTTAAACTGGAGAAGGCAGTGCATACGGACCCAGTGTCAGAATGATCTGAACAAGTTTCACCAGGAGTTCCCTAGCACCGCGAGAGAGGCTTTTGTATCAACAGGTAGAGGTGTATTCCCAAGGGAGCAGTTAAACGAGATGGTTTTAGATGCGGAGAAGCTGTCCCGGGAAGTGCCGAGTGAAGGGTTCCATATCCCGATACAGGCGTACAAAGAAGGTAGGACTAAAGAGAAGTATATTATAGAGGCCCAGGATGATGGAGAGCTTCAGGTTTGGCAGAGACCTAACAAACAACGGGACTATAGGATTGGCGTTGATGTGGCGGAAGGCCTTGATATAGGCCGAGATACAGACTGGTCGGTAGCGGTAGTGATAGATCCTCACACGTTTGAGGAGGTGGCCATGCTGCGTTGCAAGATAGATCCCGACCTGCTGGCTTGGCAGTTAGCTAGTCTCGGTAAGTGGTACAATAATGCACAGCTATTTGTAGAGAGAAATAATCATGGACTTGTAACTTTGAAATTTCTCCAGGAGATTCATTTGTATCCCAATCTCTACTCAGAAAAGATTTTAGATGAAAGATCGTCTCGTACCGCTAGAAAGCTGGGATTTCATACGACTGTTAAGTCTAAGCCCCTGATAATAGACTATTTACGGGAGCTAATACGGGAAAGGGAAATAAAGATTCATTCTCCAAAGTTACTGGATGAGCTACAGACTTTTGTAAATTTACCTAATGGCAAAATGGCGGCACAACCGGGATCACACGATGATTGTGTTATGGCCCTGGCAATAGCTGCATTTGGAGCAAAGATGTATCCGGCATCGGGTCAACACCAACAAAGACATGTGCCGTTTTACCGGAGGCCACTGAAACTCTTTACCCCTTCTAGTTTATGACCAATGTTATTACAGCAGACTTTGGACAACGACATTTAGAAGAGGACCTCGAGCCTGTAATGTCAAACTTGATTGACGTATTTATAGAGCATTTTGGGGAGGAAGCTGGTTTACAGCTATCACTTGGCATCTGTGCTTCGCTGAACAATTTATCTGAAAAACTGGAAAAGGAAATAAATGGCAGAGGAAGTACAAGCGATTGAGGTTGAGGTCAAGACGGTTAGTGCGCCGCTTGATGATCTCGCCAAGTTAGTTCAGGAAAAGTTTACAGAGGCAAGAACTTATCGTAGGGATCACGAGACTCATTGGCAGGAGTCTTATGATGCGTATAGGGGGAAGTATCCCAGTCATATAAACAAATCAACGGAACTGGCAAATGAGCGAGGGATTTTTGTCAACCAGACTAGACGAAAAGTCAATTCGGCTAAAATCAAGATTGGCACACTCCTATTTGAAGATGGTCGCATTCCTTTCAGTATTACGCCTTCTCGGAGGCCTAGATTTGTTCCGCCTGACTTGGATGCGCCTGCTGGAAGGCCTGACCTTCTTGAGGATGCGATCCGGGGTCGTGCTGAAAATATGGAGAACAGAATACGGGATATACTCGATAGGACAGGGTATAACCAGGCTGTTCAACATAGCATCCATGAAATGTGCTTGTATGGCACAGGATGTACGAAAGCTATTTCGCTGGAAAGGAGAAATTTTCCTGTATTCCGCTCGGCAGGAACTCCAGATTATATGCTGGAGGTGGAAGCGGCGAAGGAAGAAGAGCTCGTACCAGCAGTAAAACATGTTTCTATATGGAACATATTCCCTTCACCTGAAGCAGAGAGTCCACAAGATGCTGACTACATTGTACAACGGAGCTTTGTCAGCCCTAAGCAACTTAGGGAGATGGCTAAAGTTGAT